CGAAGAAGGTACTGAAATTAACATTTATTCAAGCTAGCTATTTATTTAAAATAGTATTATGAATCTCGATTTTGAACTATACGACGGAAAGAAGTACTCTGATTTAGTACAAGACGTAATTAAGAATCATAAAAACAAACAATCTAAGATTAGTACCTTAATAAATCAACTAACTGAAATGGTTGGTGAAGAGGTTGGAAACGCTGTTATAGTTGTTCCTTTGATTAAAGAATACTTAGAGATAGATGTTAAAAATGATGATGCTCTTGTAAAGCTTGCTTCGATATTACAAAAAGGTGGACAAGCTGGTACTGATGCTAGTCAAGGAGGCTTAAGTGATAAGGATCTCGAATTACTGTTTAGTGATATTCAAAAAACTACAGTAGAAGAATTACCGATAAAAGAATTACCTTCTAGCAAATAGTATGGCAAATTTTAACCCATCCCCCGTCCAGTACCAACAGTCTCAAGTACAGACCCCTGTATCACAGAATAGTAGTGGCGAATTTTTAGCTAGAGTTACACACGTAGTACAAGGACCTAATTTACTAGGTACTAACATACCAGATAAGTACTACAAAGATCCTACTAGTCTCGGAGTAATTACTTTTCAGATAATAAACAGTAATCAAAACAGTACTTTAGAAAGTGGAGGAAATGTTACTGCAAAGCCTATTAATTCTGCCCTTAAGCATATTCCTTTAGAAAGTGAATTAGTTTGGGTAGTTCAAGGACCGGGTATAGGTATGAATGAAAGTAGAGGGCAGAGAGATTACTTCTATATGACTCCTTATAATTTATGGAACTCAAGTCATCATAATGCATTTCCAAACTTAGGAGATTACGGAGAGTACGTTAGCGATATTCAACGAAGCTATGAAGATAGTAGTCAAACAAATCAAGCAGTTAATACCTCTGCAACTGGTTCGTTAACTTTTCCTTTAGGTCCTAATTTTCCCGAAAAGAATAATATTAAAACTTTAAGACAGTTTACAGGAGATGTGACTGTAGAAGGAAGATGGGGTAATTCAATAAGATTTGGTTCTACTACAGCAGTGAACGGCTTTGAGAACTATTGGTCTGCTACAGGCTCAGTAGGATCTCCTATTACAATTATTAAAAACGGACAGGGTAGACAAGATAACGAAATACCCTGGTTCCCTACTGTTGAAGATATTAATAGAGACCCTTCTTCTATCTATCTTACTGCAGGACAAAGGATTGTTATTGACGATATTACTAGAAATTTTAATTTAACAAGTCTAGGAGTTCAAATACAAAGTACTCAAACAAGTATAATTCCAATTCAACAACAATTAACAAGTACCGATACTCTATCTCCTCTAGAGCAAGATCAGCGTATTAGTAACAATACTTAAAATGTATATACCTCAATTTCCATACGTAGGCAATCAAGCTATTATAACTTCCGGAAGAGTAACTATACACTCTTATGATGATTTTATATTTTTATTCGGTAAAAAAGGAGTAGCTATTTCCTCTCCTTCTACATTTACAGTAGACGCAACTGAAAGAACTATTATAGCTTCTCCTAAGATTGAATTAGGGTATCAAGCAGAGAGAGTAGGAGAGCCGGTAATGCTAGGACGTACTACTGCAGTACAGTTAGGTCGTTTATTAGATGCTATTCAAAACTTAAGTAATGCATTAAATACATTAAAGATAGGAGAGATGGATGTCGCAATACCTGTTATTGTACAAACCTCTAACGTATTAAGCAGTACTGCAAGGTCTGTAAAAGCTCAATTGAATAGTAAATGTCTATCTAAACAAACATACACTAAGTAATGAGCGATAGTAAAATATTAATACCTCTAGGAAAAGCAGTTGCTATATCAGCGAATGCTCTCGGAACTTTACAGGTAGGTATAGACAAAGTACTATGGGGAAGTGTCGCACCTTCTACTGTACAAACTGCTAACTTTAACACTACTACCGGTACACTTAATTATAAAACCGCTACAACAACTGCTACAAAGCCTGCAGGTAGTTTAATAGAGTCTGGATTATTTAATGCACTCGATGCTTTAAACTCAGTAGATTTATGTAATGTAATAGCCTACCTTACAGATTTAATTAATATAAAGAAAGGGCCAAGACCAGAGAAACCTTGGACAGCAGCTCAAACTCTACTTTATACCTTACAGGATCAAGCTGCTTTCGTTCGAATACAGATTGATAAATTTACAGCTTTTCCTAACGTGTTTATCGGATCATATGTAGGAACAGGGCCGAACGCAGTACCATTAGAACAAGCAGTATCACAGTCTAATGCTCCAGGAGAAGGAGGAAGTAAAGTAACTGCTTATAACCTATACTTCTTAATGAAATCTATTAAAGATACTTTCAGTCTTAATAGTACTGGAACAGGATCTTTATTTACTGCTGAAGATAAAATATTACTATCAACAGTTCCTGGATTAGGCGGAAACTTAAACATCATAGATGACTTTATAGGAACAATCGAGAAGTATAGTGATTATAGAAATATTCCTAACGCTGAATTACAAAATTTAATAAACAAAATAAACACTTTACGTTCAGTATGTGTTACTATAGAGAACCTTGACTTTAGAAGCGCCCTAGCATTAGTGGGTAATTTCTTAGGTACTGATATTAGAGCTCAGATACAAAAACTGAGTGATTTCTTAAATCCCACTAAAATCATACCGACTCTAAAGCAAATTAACTCTGCTTTACTAGCTTTCATTAATATTGCAAAAAAAGTTCAAGGGGTATTAAGCCTCGGTCAATTGTTAATTAAAATAATTTTAGTATTTAATAAAATATTTAAATTCATAATACAGTTTATTACAAATGCTCCGATACCTGCAGCATCTCAAACTACCGGAACTATAAGTAGACTTGAAAGCGCAAAGCTAGTAGCAAAGACAGAAACTGACGGAATTATTGTATTACTTAAGACTATAAACTCTCTACTACAAGTAGCTGTAAATTTTATAAGATATATACTCGCTAATACTAATGAATTATTACGAAGATTAGATATACTACTTGCTAACTTAGAGGCTTGTGCAGCAGTTAAAGACTCAGATGTAATATCTGAATTACAAACAACTAGATCAAGTTTAGTAGATTTACGAGATCAATTTGCAGCTTATATTACTCAATACGATTCAAAAACAGATTCAAACAGTTCAATGTTTGGAGCTTATGATATTAGAGTAGTAGATGAGGAAGTAACTGATAGAACAGTAACTAATAAAAGAAGAAGGGGTGTTGCTTTAAATACAAATGGAGAGATAGTAACTCAATCAGACCTAACTTTCGCAACAAATACGAAGGTAATTATAGCAGAAGTACAGCAAAAGTTAATGGCTCTTGGATTGGTAGAGTCTGGAATGGGACAATTAGATGTTGCAACATTAGATACTATTGCTACTTCTATTAACTATTTAGATAGTAATGATGTACTAGAAGAAGACTTAAATATAGATACTTCTGCAGCAAACAGTGCTCAAGCTGTAGAAACTCTAAATATTTCAGATTTCATAGGACAATTACCAGGCGGTAAGAAATTCCAAGAAAGTACCAGAACGACTGTATCCGGTTATAGAGCTAATGCAAAACAACGAGCACAAAGTCAAAAAGGAACCCTAAGTGGTTCAATAAAATAAGTAAACAAAATATTTATAACATATGGCAAATTTAGACGCATTTAGAAAATTAATCCGCGAAGAGGTTAAAGCTGTATTCCAAGAAGAATTAGCTGGAATCCTGAAAGAGGCTATTATAGCTAATAGAGGGCAGCAAACTATTGTAGAATCAACAAGACCTATAGCAAAACCAGCTGTTCCTGCTACTATGAACAGATCTGTACCTAGACCAGTTGCCCCTGTATTATCCCCAGGTAATCCATTAAATAGCTTACTTGCTGAGACAGCACAATCTATGACTATGGATGAATTTGGAGATTTAAACGGTCAGGGAGTAGAAAGAGACGTACCTATTGTAGAATCAGTAGGAGATATGTTTGCAAATTCAAGAGGAAGCTCTAATTTAGAAGCAATTCAAATCAATGCAGTTCCGGACTTTAGTCACATGATGGCAAAAATGGGTATAAACGAATAATATAAATGGCGTATAATTTAAAACAGATAAACGTACTTGATTTAAGACCCTCTACAGGGGTTGGAGTCGCTTTACCGTTTAATACGCCTGCAGTATTTCAAACTGTGTATACTACGAAAGAACAGTTAAAATATAACATTATTAATTTTCTCCTTACCGATAAACGAGAAAGAGTCTTTAATCCAAACTTCGGTGCAAATATAAGAAGTAAGGTATTTGAGCAGATTACAGCAGATACTGTCGATAGTCTAGACTCTCAAATAAGAACGGGAGTAAATCAATACTTTCCAAACGTAGTTATTACAAATTTAACTTTCGGAGGAAACCCTGATCAGAACCTACTAACAATTCAGTTTTCGTATACAATAAGTAATACAGGTGAATCCGATAATATAACAATAAGTTTAAATGGCTAACAAGAATATAACATACTTAAATAAAGATTTTAATACATTCAGGACTGCATTAATCGAGTACGCAAAAGCTTATTATCCGCAATCTTATAATGACTTCTCTACATCATCTCCTGGCACTATGTTTATCGAGATGGCTTCTTACGTAGGAGATGTATTATCTTTTTACTTAGATAATCAAGTTCAAGAGAACTTTTTAGAGTATGCAAAACAGACTAACAATCTTTACACATTAGCCTATATGATGGGCTATAGACCTAAAGTAACTTCTGCAGCTATTACTACCTTAGACGTGTATCAACAAATTCCTGCTTCAGGTTCTGGTTATAGTCCCGACTTTAACTACGCAATGATTATCGAAGAGGGTATGCAAATTAGATCCAGTATTAATAATTCTAATTTTTTCTACTGTCCAAATAGAGTAAACTTTAATTTATCTTCCTCTATCGATCCGACAGATATTTCTGTTTATACAACAGATGGCAGCGGAAATCCTAATACTTATTTGTTAAAAAAGCAAACACAAGCTCTTTCTGGACAAGTTAAGACGCTCGATTTATCTTTCGGAGCAGCTGAAAGATTTCCTATTAGAACTATACAAGATACTAATATCATAGAGATATTAAATGTATACGATCAGAATACAGGCTTTAGATGGTACGAAGTACCTTATTTAGCTCAAGACTTTATTTTAAATCCTGTTACAAATACTGCTTTAAACTACCCAGAATTATATCAAGAAGCAAACGAAGTACCTTATGTTATAGAAAGATTACCAGTACCTAGAAGATTTGTTTCTAGATTTACTACTAATAGTGTATTAGAGTTAGAGTTCGGCGCTGGTATACAATCAGCATCCGGTTCAATTCCAAATCCATTTAACGTAGGTATTGGTACTGTTAACGGTATCGATTTATTGAATACTGCTTACGATCCTACAAACTTTGTAGTTAATCAATCTTACGGACTTGCTCCTTCAAATACTATACTAACAGTATCTTATCTAGCAGGCGGTGGTGCTGGTTCAAATGTAAATACAAATGAGCTTACTCAAATAGTTTCTTCAAACATTACATTTCCTAATACTACGAATCCTGTTACACAAGCTTCAATACAAGCTACTTTAGCAACTAATAATGCTGTACAAGCAGTAGGAGGCGGTGATGGAGATAGCGCTGAAGGTATTAGACTTAATACTCTTGCTAAGTTTCCTTCTCAAATGAGAGCAGTAACGCAACAAGATTATTTAGGGACTGTACTAGGAATGCCGCCTAAATTTGGCCAAGTAGCGAAAGCATATGTAACAAAGGATGCTGCTTTATTTTCTCAATACTTAAGAAATGAACCAGGAGAAAGAGATCCCCTTGCAACTTCAATCTATCTATTAAGCTATAACGCAGACGGTACATTTACAACTCCAGGACTTGCCTTGAATAAAAATATTCAGACTTACTTAGAGGATTATAGAATGCTAACAGATACAATTCACTTGAAACCAGCCTATATAATAAATATTCAAGTAGGATTTGACGTTGTTATAAGACCTAATTTTACTTCAAGAGAAGTGATTGCAGGCTGTTTAGATTTATTAAAAGCATACTTTAATAGAGAGAATTGGCAAATAAACCAGCCGATTATTCTTTCTGAAATCTATACATTACTCGATCAAATAGCAGGAGTACAGACAGTACAAAAAGTAGCTATTAGAAATATAGCAGGAACATCATCAGGATATTCTCAATATAGTTACGACATTCCAGGCGCAAGCTTAAACGGTACCATATATCCATCACTAGATCCAAGTATCTTCGAGGTTAAGTACCCGGACATAGATATTCAAGGACGCGTAGTAACAATGTAATAAAATGGCAGTATATAATATATTCGCATCAGCAGATGCAACAATTTACTCAAGATACCCGTTAAAAAATACCGGTAGGGATCCTATATTAGAAGTATCCGTTAAAAATTCTCAAGACGGTACTAGGTTCTTGTATAGAAATCCTATAACAGAAAACCCGTATTATACTTATGATTTAGCTGCTAACGGTAACTTCAGCACTTCAGATGCTTATTTTCCTAATACGGACATTAGAAGATCTGTATTACAATTTTCTGATCAAGATATTAATAAGTTAAGAATCTATGCTTCTCAAGCAAAAAGCGGATCTTACGCAGCAAGCTTAAAGCTATTTTTAGCTTCTGCACAGAACTTAAACACTACTTATTCACTAGACGTATTCCCTGTATCTCAGTCTTGGTGTATGGGAACAGGACAATTTGCTCAAGTACCTCAATCTATAAACGGAGTATCTTGGTTATATACCTGTCAATCAGGAAGCTCTCCTGCATGGGTAGAAGATACTTTTTACTGGAATAATATCGACTTACCGAGCTGGGAATCAGCTAGCTACAATTGGGAATATGTACCTACAGCTGGACAGCCTTATTATGTAGGAAGCGGAGGTTCTTGGTATGATAAT